GGTGGGCCTCGGCAAGGCCGGCAAATTCTCCGGGCAGCGCAATCCTGTAACCGCGGTTCCGGTCGCTGACCAGCGTCTTGCTGTGGTTTTTCAGTAGGCAGTTCCTGGCCGCCGCGACTGCCTGCCTGATCCGGCCGCGGCTGGCGGGGTCCGCCGGGTCGAGATTCAGTGCCTCTGCCAGCGTCCCGAAGGTCAGCACCTCGCCATACGCCCCGGCGGCGGCCATCTCCGTGACGATCACCCGCAGCGATTTGTCGCCGCGCGGGCTGAATGGTGCCATGTGAATCTCCTCTGATGGTGGTCCTGTGCTGTGCTGTGCTCTGCTGCGCTATACCGTGCTACGCTGCGCCGGGCTGTGCCAGGCTTGGCTGCGCTGGGCTTCGCTCTGCTACGCTGTGAAAGCCGTGGCCCCGTATCTGTGCTGGGCTCAGCTGGGCTGGGCTCTGCTTGGCTAGGCTCGGCTTGGCTCCGCTGTGAAAGCCGTGGCCCCGTACCTGTGCTGTGCTTCGCTTCCGCTGGACTCCGCTGGGCTTCGCTCCGCTGGGCTTAGCTTGGCTGGGCTCAGCTTCGCTCCGTTGTTAAAAGCTTCCGGCCCGTTCCTGTGCTGTGCTGGGCTTAGCTGTGCTGAGCTGGGCTTTGCTATGCTGGGCTTCGCTGGGCTTCGCTGGGCTGCGCTTCGCTACGGATGTGGGCTGGTTACAGCTTCTCGGTGACGGCATTGAACAATCCGTAACCTAGTTTCCTGGCGTTGCCGATGCCGACCGTGGCCCCGGTGGCCTGGAGCGCCCGGGTGAACTGGTCGAATCCCACGATGTCGTTGAACACGGCGACCTGGAATGCCACGGCCCACCGCGGGAACACGGGCCGGACCGAGGGGACCATCGCCTTCTTGCCGCTGGGGTTCTTGTTGACCATCTTGCGCAGGCAGTGCTCCTCGCTGTCGAACAGCTTGCCCGGCTCCGGGCCGTCGTACTGCAGCGGTGCATCAACCGACGTGCAGGCCACCCCCTTGTCGACCTTGCCGCTCAGGGCGGTGCCGCCGATGTAATAAGCGCCCGTGCTCAGGGCCCGGCGCACTGACGCCCACGGGATGACCAGCTGGCCGCTGACCAGGTACAGGCTCGCCTGGTAGGCTAGCCGGTTCTTGCGGGCCTGGTCTTCCGCGGTCATCTGGTCTTTCTTGTCGGTGATCGCCTTGATCTGCCGGGCGATCGGGTCTTCCGGGTCGCTGTGCTCGATGGAATCCATCACCAGCGGCGTGGTGCCGGTCAGGGTGATGAGGACGGTGTCCACGTTGCCGAGGACTGATCGCGGTTCGGGCATGCTGTTCTCCTGTTCCTTTTTCTGTGCTCTGCTGTGCTGAACTTTGCTCTGCCCCGCTGAACTTTGCTCTGCCCCGCTGGGCTGGGCTGGGCTTCGCTGTGCTGTACTTTGCTCTGTTATCGGTATCGTATCAGTATGTGCAGCGATACGTCACACGGGTGCCCGGTCATGCGGGCTTGAGGGGGCAGGGACTGGCACGGCGTGGTATGATCAGGCATGGTCGGGAAGCCAGAAGTCTCTGCACACGAGATCCGTGTCTACAACGTGCTGGCCAGGGGCGAGTGGGTCACCAGCCAGCAGATAGCCGAACAGGCGCAGGTGGCCCCGAGGACAGCGAGAGCCCATGCCCTGAAGCTGGTCAGGCTCGGGGTGGCCGATCAGGCTGAGACGTTTCCGGGGCACCGCTACCGGCTGAGCCCACGGAACCGCGGCTACGCCGACCGGATAGCGCGCGCGGCGGAAGCGCTCGATATCACCCTGGAGACAGGTCCTGCCGGGCCTCGTCGTGCAAGCTAGCTGGCCCTGGGCACGGCGCGCAGGCGGGCCGGCGACGTGCGGGCGGGGGTATCCGGCAGCGTCACCTGCACCTCGACCGGGTACCGTACCCCGCCGACAATGACCGCCCCGCTGATGGTGACCGTCATGGCACGGGCGCGGTGAAGACGGCCGGGTCGGCGGTGGCCGCGAAGATCAGCGACGGGTCACTGGACACCGGCACGACATAGCTGACGCTCGCCGCCGGCGTGCCGGGCAGCGTGACGGACGTGGAGACATCGTACGCGGTGCCGCCGACCACGACCCGGCCGCTGATCGTGGCCGAACTCGGGTTAACCGGGTCATTGCCGGTTACCGTGTACGTGGCGGTCAGGGTGGAACCGTGGGCGGGCGCGGCCGGGGTTGCGCTGAGTGAGCAGCTGATGGCCATGGCATCGGACCTCTTTCGCGGAATCGGTTACCAAACCAAGGATAATGACCCGAACGCCTGGCGGACCAGCGAACGGATGGTGAACGTGCGTACCCGGCCGTATTTGCTGAGTCGTACTACCAGGTACCCGCGGCTGTTGACCTGGGGTTTCAGCAGCCCGCCATGCGTACCGCCACGGGGCAGGCTATAGACCCGGCCGGCGTCGGATACCTCGTAAAATCCCGCGTACCCGGGCACCGGCAGCCATCTCTCCTGCTCAGGCGCACAGGACCCATGCTATCTGGCAGGTACCAAACTGGCTGAGTTACGCTGGCCAGGATAATGCTGAGGCCCCGTAGCTGCCCGGTCCAGGCGCACGGATGGCGGAGCCGGCTCCCGTTCACTTCATGTGAGGAGCTGGTTCATCAGTGAGTCGTATTCACGGCCGTAACGGCATCGCGTACGTTGCCGTAGACGGATCAACGGGCGCCAACCCCACTGCTGCCCCCATGGCCTTCCTCAGTGCGTGGTCAATGAACTTCACGGTAGCCAAAGTTGACGTAACGGCCATGGGCGACCAGAACTTGATCTGGGTCGCAGGTCTCCCTGACGCATCAGGCGACTTCACCGGGTTCTACGACACCAGCACTGCCCAGACGTACGTGGCTGCCACAGATGGCCAGCCACGTAACTTCTATCTCTATCCGTCGTCTATTCCCGCACTCGTCAACGAGTATTTCTTCGGCCTCATCCTTCCCGACTATAGCATTACGGGTGGTGTGACCGCAGCCGTCTCTTTGAAGAGCACCTGGAACGCTGCCTCAAGAATCCAGCGTTACCCAACTTATGGATTGCCGGGGACTTAATAACCTCGGTACGCCAACAGTTCCAAATATACACGTATCCGATTTTTCAGGTATACTGGGTACGTGATAGACCAACCCTGCATAATCGAAGGCTGCAAGCGATCCCCGCAACACGCCTACGGCTGGTGCCGGGCGCACTACATGCGCTGGCGCCGCTACGGGGATCCGCTGGGCGGCAAGCCCCGCTACGAGGAGTGCACCGTGGACGGCTGTGACGTGAAGCATTACGCACACGGCTGGTGCCGGGCGCATTACGATCGCTGGAAGCATTACGGCGACCCGCTCGGCGGTCCGGTACATTACGACAAGTGCCGTGCCGGAGACTGCGAACGGCCGATACACATCCAGGGCTGGTGTTCCCCGCATTACTATCGTGTGCAGCAGTACGGTGACCCGCACGCCGGCACGCCAATCAAGCCCTTCCGGGGGCGCGAGCGCCGTTGGGCGAAAGCACCGGAGAAATGCTCGGTCGAAGACTGCGGCAAGGCGCCTGCCGCCCGGGGGCTGTGCACGAAGCACTACTACCGATGGCGGGTAAACGGCGACCCCCTCAAGCTGAAAACCCGGGCCAAGGGAGAAGGCACCCGGTACGTCAACAACCAGGGTTATGTAGTCCTCAAGTGGATGAAGAAGGGGGTCGAAGTCACCGTCCTGGAGCACCGGCTAGTGATGGAGCAGGTACTCGGCCGGGAACTGTACCCGTTCGAGAACGTGCACCACAAGAACGGCGTCAAGACGGACAACGACCCGGGCAACCTGGAGGTCTGGGTCCGGTCGCAGCCTGCGGGCCAGCGGCTGGAGGATCAGATCAGGTTCTACGCGTCGCATTACCCGGCTGAGCTGACGGAGGCTCTAGGTATAGACGCATCGCGGACGCCGACGTTCGTCCCGTAAGACAACAGCAAACCGGTTTACCGCGCACGGCCCCCGTGTCACTGCGGGGGAGCTGCCCCGTCCCCGATGAGAGGAGCAGCCCGTGTCCGAGGAAGCCGGGCTCGACATCGACTTCGACGCGGAACTGGCGGGCATCCAGGGCCAGGTGGCCGGGGTCAGCCCGCCGCCGCCCGCCGCGGAGGTCGAGGTGGCCGGGAAGGCGGTCACGTCCGACCGGACCATCGAGTTCATGGGCAGGACATTCAGGGTCGCCGACAAGGTGGGCCTGATGCCCTTGCTCAAGTTCAGCGCGTACACCGACGTCGCGGTGTCCGACCCGCGGGCGCTGGGGGCGCTGTACGCGATGCTGCGGGACTGCATCCACCAGGGCAATCCCGGCTGCGGGGAGTGCGGCTTCTGCGCGCCGGAGCGCTGCGGGGGCTGCCCGAACTGCCTGATGGTGGCCGGCGGCGAGAGCGAGGAGGGCCTGCCGTGCACCGTCAACCGGGCGGACCCGGCGGGCTGCCGGGACTTCGACCCGGGTGACTGGCGCGCGTTCGAGGAGCACGCGATGGAGACCAAGGCCGAGGCGGGCGAGCTGATGGACGTGGTGACGCGGGTCATCGAGATCGTGGCCGGCCGCCCTACAAGGCCGCCATCACCCTCCTCGGCTGGACGGCGCAGCACGCGGGACGGGTCGATGGCTCGCTCATCCGCTCGTCGGGGGCGGGGCTCGAAGCGCTGACCCCGCGGCAGGCGTGCAACGTCGCGTTCTCGTTCCTGGCTGACCGCTGCCAGGACGACGAGCAGATGGAGCAGCTGGAGATCTCGCTCGGTATGCGCGCTGACCCCGAGGAGGAGGCGCTGGCGCGGCTGCGGGCCTACCAGGAGGAGGCGGGCATGACATTCGAGGACCCGGGCCTGCCGGTGCAGGGTGACGGGAAGTACGGCCCGGAGGGTGACCTGCCGTGGCGGTGAACCTGGGCAGCGTCCGGATCAACGCTGTCGCGGTTCAGGACCTGCTGACCGATCCGGATCCGGACAGCATGGTCGGGGAGCTGATCTTCGAGCTGTCCGCCCGGGCCGCCATCGTGGCCCGCGGTGCCGCGCACGTCTGGCCGGGCACGCCGAAGTCGACCATCTGGAACCCGCTCACGTCGACCGCCCGGTACGCGCTGCCGCCGGGGCACACCCGGGGGTCGATCCACACGCACGGCCCGTACCGCGGCAGCCGCGGCGGGATGTACGGAGGCGTGAACGTGAACGCCTTCCCCACGGTGTTCCTGGAGTTCCCGCCGAAGGGCGCGGTCCAGATGGACTCCCGTTACCCGTTCGTAACAACGGGTCTGGAGAGCATACAGGGAACAGTGTGACACAAGGAATGCTAGCCTTTGCGTCGCGGACGGCCAGTCATTTTAGCTGTGTTACGCAGGTGATGTAACATGGCTGTTGGGGGTCGTGTGCTCGGAGAGGCCTTTGTAGTCATCTCTCCTGATGTTTCTGATTTCCTG